TTGCTCCTTCGGGCATTGATAATAGACCTAACGATGCAAATAGCCATTGGGATACTCTTAAAAATGACTATAAAAAAGAAAATCCTGATGTTATATTGATGAACGATAAATTCATAGGACCTAAAAATGAAAGTAAGTGAAAATACAAATGTAAGTATGCCAATCAAAAATATGATTGGAATCATAATAGGTGTAGTAATGGGTGTGGTTGCATACACCGAGGTGACGGCTAGGCTGACCTCGCTAGAGACATCAAGAGAATTATTCTCTGCTGATTTACTTAAGAAAAGTGAACAGCTGCCGGTCGATCAAGAACAGCTGATGTTGTTGGAGGATTTATATAAGTCCGTAGAGAAGATAGAAGTAAGAATAGAAGATATGATGCACAACAAAGTAAACATAGAATATGTACAGAAGCAAATGGATAAAGCTTTGACTGACATAGAAGTATTAAAAGATAAGGTAAGAGCAAATGGAAATGGAACGAATCACTAGAAAACTTTTAGATTATATTGAAGAGATTAAAAGAACGATTAAACAAAAAAATTTATCTAAAAAATTAAGACAAGAAGTAGAGATAGGTGCAAACGGCACACAAAAATATGTTATCAAAGAAGGCGTAAATAAAGGTAAAACTTTATGATCGAGCATATCGTAGCCCTTTTGATGTTTGTTGGACCTGATATCAAGGAACACAGAATACAAATTGATCCAAACACAAAGAAATCCTCTATGTCAATATGTATGAAGCATAAACGTGAAGCTAGTAGACCACCTATAAGTGAAAATGTATCTTATAAATGTATTAAATCTAAAGCAGAGTTAGAAAAAAATATTGATGGATCTTTTTCTATAAAAGCATTAATACTAGAGTAATGCCTAGAAAAAAAAGACTTAAATTTGTAGCTGAAGTTGTAAATGGAAAGTGTCCAACGTGTGAAGAATTCACAGGATTAGTTTGTATTGAAAAATATTTTTTTAGATGTATGAATTGTGGTGCTGATTTAGAGCAACACGTTAATGGTAAAATAATTTATTTACCTACTATTACAGCACCTAAAGGTGCTAAACCTTTTGTTAGAGAATGGTTAGAAGACGATGGCGAAAAAATTTAAAGATCAAGTAGTTCACGAAGCTATATTTACTAAAACAAATATAGGTAGGCATCCTAGTTTATGTAAAATGAATAAACATAAACGCAGAACGTGGAAGAAGTATCGCGGCCAGGGGCGTTAATGAAATTTATATTAGTATTTACAATCTGTACACAAATGTACCAAAACTGCTTACCACCTACACCCAATAAACAAATTTATGATTCGCACTTTGAATGTGCAACCTCTGGTTACAAAATAGCTGAAGCTATGATGTATGAAATGGGGCAAGATCGTGTCAACAATGACAGAATTGTGATTGGCTTCAAGTGTCAACCTAGATTAGATATTTAATTATCTACAACTTAAAGTTGTTTTTAGTTTTTGAAGTTCTATTAATGTTCGTGCGTCCCAAGAAAGGAACGCACAAACAAAAGGTGTGAGAAGAGGTCTTCATAATATAATAAAATAAAACATTTGACAAGCGCTTATTTATCATTATAAATTCCCATATAATACTATTAATGAAAGAAAGGAACACAATGGCAGATCCAAATAAATTTAAGTCTGTATCAGTACCCATAGACACTTATAGGAAGTTAAGTTACTTAGCAGATGGAAAATTTTTAGATGCTAAGTTAACAATAAGTAAAACAATAGAAGCTCTTGCTACAAGAGCTGCAAAAAAAACAGGATATAAAAATGGAAAAGCGTAAAATATTCTGTCCGAAATGTAAGGGAAATGGTTTTTACAGAGTACCTTATCATCAAGCAAAAGAAGAAGTACACGCACAATGTGATGACTGTGAGAGAACAGGAGAGTTATGGGTAGAAGATAACTTTAACCCTGAAACTTTAAGAGAAAAAGGTGTAATATAATGAGGAGAAAGAATGAAGAAATTAAAGGTATTAGATCTCTTTAGTGGACTAGGTGGATTTAGTTTAGGACTAGAGAGAACAGGACATTTTAAAACTGTAGCTTTTTGTGACAACAATAAGTTCAGTAAATTAATATTAGACAAACATTGGAAAGGAATAAAAATATATGACGACGTCAGAGCGATCACCAAAGAAAACTTTGAAACAGATGGAATTGAAACTCCAGACATCATCACAGGGGGTTTCCCTTGCCAACCGTTCTCAGTCGCGGGCAAACAAAAAGGAACAGATGACGACAGACATCTCTGGCCAGAAATGTTTCGCATTATCAAGGTATTCCAACCAAAATTCGTTATTGGCGAAAATGTGCCGGGAATTGTTAACATCCAAGACGGCGTGGTCTTCGAGACTGTGTGCACTGACTTGGAAGACGAAGGATACGAAGTCCAACCGTTCAATATTCCAGCTGCAGCCGTCGGTGCTCCGCACCAAAGAAAAAGAATCTGGTTCATTGCAGTCAGATCAGATGTGGCTAACACCGTCAGCAACGATGAGAGACGAGAGATCTCCAGAAGCTATGAAGAAGAGAGAAGAATACAGGAAGAGCATAGGCAGAACAACAGTACCACCGGGAAGTCTAGCCGAACAAGTGAAATACGGAACGGCGACAACGGATATGAAAAATCAGATGTGGCCAACACCAACAGTGGGTTGCATAGAGGGGGGAGAACAGTCGAACCGAGTAGAGAAAACGGAGAAGGGGTCTTACATTCTAAGAAAGAAGAACAAGCCAGAGAACACCTTCGGAGCGAAACTATCGGACGCAGTTCTATTCGAGGAGAAACAAAAGATGTGGCCAACACCGAGAGCATCAGGACAAGAGAATTTAGACACTCTGATCAAACGCAAGGGAGAGAAGGCAGCAGTTCAACACAACTTGACGGCAGCAGTTCAGAAATGGCCGACACCAACAGCGAGAGATTGGAAGGATTCAGGCAAAGCCGTAGTCAATTCAACGAGACATCTTCTTCCACAAGCCGTAGCGAAGAGCGACAAGGAAACTTGGATCAAGGGTGGTGGAGCGTTGAACCCAACGTGGGTCGAGTGGCTAATGGGGTATCCGGCAGAGTACACCGACTTAGAGGATTGGGCAATTCTATCGTCCCGCAAATCGTCGAAGAAATAGGATATGCAATCGTAAAGGCGATGAAGTGAGAAATTTATTTGAAACGTGTATCGATGTCGGTAGTGGATTAATTCTATCGACAATGATACAGTTATTTATATTTCCGTTCTTTGATATGTACCCCACAGTTCTTGAGAGTTTTCATATCGCAGTCATCTTTACGGCAATATCAATATGCCGAAGCTGGTTTTGGAGAACACTATTTGGAAGAAGGAGAAAAGTTTGAAGTATTTAATTATATTAATATTATTAGTAGGTTGTAGTAAAAGTTTTGATCCTAATGATTTGTTAGATCCTACCTCTACGATTTTGAAAAAAATTATAAAAGGAAATAAAAAATGAAAAAAAATAATAGTTATATCTATCCCAAGACCATTAGAGAGACTATAGAGGGTCAACGTCATTATAATATCAATGATAAAGAAAAATTACCAAGTGTTACCACGATCTTAAAGGCAACTGAACCACGAGAAAAACAAGATGGTCTCGCAGCTTGGCGAGAAAGGGTGGGTGAAGATGTGGCAGCTAAAATTACTTCGGAGAGTGCGAACCGTGGAACGGCGATGCACAAGATCTTGGAAAAATATATTTTAGAAGAAGGTTATTTAGATCTCACTAATGTTGGTAAACAAGCCCACAATATGGCCATCAGAGTTATTGAACAAGGGCTTTGTAATTTAAGTGAATATTATGGAACTGAATGTACTTTGTATTATCCAGGGCTTTATGCAGGGGCAACGGATCTCGTAGCAGTACACAAGGGCAGCGATGCGATAGTTGATTTTAAACAAACGAATAAACCGAAGCGAGAGGAGTGGATCGGGGATTACTATCTGCAGCTAGGGGCTTATGCGATGGCGCACAATTTTATATATAAAACCAATATTACTAAAGGTGTAGTAATGATGTGTAGTAAAGACAACTACTACCAAGAATTTGTCGTAGAAGGGACAAAATTTCAACAATATCAACATAAATTTTTAAGGAGGGTCGATGAGTACTATAAAACAAGAAATAAAAAGACTTGATAAAATAGCAAATGTTTATCACAAATGTGGCAACAAAGAGATGAAAGAGATGTGGAAGGAAAAGTGGCACGAACTTGTCAGAAATGTGGCACGGAGACATAGAGAAATGTATCCAAAATTTAAGGAGGATAGGTTAAACAAATGAGAGTAAGAGATTTACAACAAATATTACATAATTTTACAAGTAAAAGTAAAGGCAATGCCTTATCAGATTGCGAAATATTAATGGAAACTAAAGATGGCTATTTAGAAGACATTAGAAGAATAGAGGTACAAGAGTGTGTCTTGATAGGAGTAGACACGCAGAGAGTGGTTCTAAAGGCCGACAACGAGCATTTATATAGGTCTCGTACCTTTAAGAAAAGTTAAGAACTTCCCGCGGAAGGGGTGGTTAGTAGCGAGAGTGAAGGCCACCAAAAATTATGAAGAAGATAACTATACAAAGTAAAAACATAACACCAAAACAGTGGTCAACACTTATACTAGAGTTGAACTTGATTACTAAAGCTTGGAGACCTTATGCTCAAATAGAGCTGCAAGGAGCTGGTGTTCATAAAATAATATCACACGGAACTAGACGTATCAAAGATTAGAACGATTCTAATCTAGTCTGCCACGGTGTAAGAGAAATTCTAGGGTAATTTGTTTTTAAAAAATAAAAAATTTTTTTAGGGTGGCAAGGTGGCAAGGAGGCTAAAAATCGATTAGAAGTGTTGGTATTAGCAGATAATAGTCTGCCATAGGTCTTGCCAAGGCAGATTTTATGGTGGCAAGTTTGTTGGTATTACTAGCTTTTTGATGTTTTTGCTATGGCAAGGTTAAATAAGCATTGATTTCATTAAACTTTTTGCTTATGTACTCGGCGCGATAGGCATTTTTTGGTTTTTGTTAAAACAAAATTGCCTAAAAATTTCTCTTATAGTATAAGATCCTATGCCAAGAACTCCTAAAAAATCTAAATATAGACACGTTGTTATTAAAAATAAGAAGTATTTCTTCTACAAAATAGTTTGGGTTGATATCACGGGTGATTCGGCTCACGCTACGGCAGAGGAGTTTAATAAGTTTGATGCAAGTATTATGGTTACTCAAGCTTATTTGTTTTCTAAAGATAAAAAAACTATTAGAACCTTTGCTTCCTACGAACTAGGAGATGAGTTATTTTCTGATAGAAATGTATTCCCAAAAGGTTGTATACTCAAGATGGAGAAAATAAATGAAAACTAAAAAATTTAGCTACGACGGTAGATCTAGAATACCTACTGAAACTTATAAAAAAGAATACAACAGAATTTTTAATCCTACATTGACAAAGAATATGCCTAATGTAAAATGGGATCAACTTCCACCAAAAAAAGGACCAAACTCACAAGGAGTAAATAATGGAACTAATAAAAAAAATAATAAACCTACCTAAATTTTCAGTTAAATGGATTAATTACTACTTGAATTCTTTTCAAGGACTTTTTCTTCTTTTAATTCTATTGATTCTTGTTCTGGGGTAATATTAATTAAATTTTTGTGATCGTCCAGGATCTGTTTCATTTTCGCTTGCAGCTCTTCTTCACTCATCTTATCTAGATTACCGGTCATCACAAGTTTTTGATCTACATACAAACCACCTGCTTTTCCTCTAGCTACTTCAGCATTAATAGCAGCAGACCACGCACCTTTTTTAGCTGAATCATCTCGTAGTTTAGCTAACTCACCTAAATGTTTTTCAAAACTGATTCCATATTTTTCTTGCACCTCTGCTCTCAACTCACCAATATATTTTACTACCAATGGAGATATTCTGGGATTTCGCAGCTCACTAGCAGCTTGTCTTGGTCTTGATTTGTAGCCTGCCTCCAGCGCACACTCAGCTGGACTTTTTCTACCTTCATTATAGACTAAAAGTTCTGAAAACTTCATCTGTCTTTCAGTTAATTGTTTTGGTACTCCCATAGGTTGTTTTATAGTGTAACTTTCCGTACAAGTCAATAATCGCCTGTAATCGCCTGTAATCGCCTGTTCGCTTGTGAGTTATAATATTTTTATTTTTATTTTATAAAAATTCTACCAGGAGTTGTGTTTTATTTTTATTCTATTTCTCCACGATTTTTTATTGATTATTGTCATATTTTCCTTTCTTATTTATTCCCATATAATCCCTTGTTTTTAAATTACAATAGGTATATAAAAATAAATAAAAAGGAGAATAAAATGGCAAAACTAAAAAGAGTAAAAGTACATATAATAAATAAGGAGTTAGAACTAACTCCTAAACAATTATTAAATAAATTATCAAAATTGAAATATTGGGATTTTCACGATTTTTTAGATAATAATTCGACAGAAATTTTCAATCATTTTAAACAAAAAGATAAGATAATTGAACTTATTGAAAATGAATTTGATTGTGTATCTAATGAATACAATGAAAGAAAATTAGATAGATTAGAAATTGATCGTCAAGAAGAAAGAACTTGTTCTGATCAATCTATTTATCCT